GGATTCTACCAGCTTGTAGTGGGCGCCGTTATAACAGGTTCTTTAGTTGATATAGCATTTCGATAGCTTGACGCGGGGTCATGTCGTCCAGCTGCAGCTTGCCCAGCTTCTCGATGGCCGGGTGTGGCAGGCTGGCGAACAGGTCGCTCTGGTGCGGGACCTGTGGCACGTCCTTGGCCTTTTGGGCCGGGGGTTGTTCATGCGGCAGGCTGGTGGTTTCCAGCCGCCCCAGGTGTTCGCGGGCACGCTGGATGACGGCCGTTGGCACGCCGGCCAGCTGCGCCACGGCCAGGCCGTAGCTCTGGCTGGCAGGGCCAGGCAGCACGTGGTGCAGGAACACGATGCGTTCGTTGTGCTCGGTGGCGTTCAGGTGCACATTGGCCACCAGTGGCTCGCTTTCCGGCAGCACGGTGAGCTCGAAGTAGTGCGTGGCGAACAGCGTGTAGGCACGCAGTTGGGCCAGGCGCTCGGCGGCGGCCCAGGCCAGCGACAGGCCGTCGAAGGTGCTGGTGCCGCGGCCCACTTCGTCCATCAGTACCAGGCTGCGGTCGGTGGCGTTGTGCAGGATGTTGGCGGTTTCGCTCATCTCGACCATGAAGGTCGAGCGGCCGCCGGCCAGGTCGTCGCTGGAGCCGATGCGGGTGAAGATGCGGTCGACCAGTGACAGCTCGCAGCTGGCTGCCGGCACGAAGCTGCCGATGTGCGCCAGCAGCACGATCAGGGCGGTCTGGCGCATGTAGGTGGACTTACCGCCCATGTTCGGGCCGGTGATGATCAGCATGCGCGTGCTGTTGTCCAGGCTCAGGTCGTTGGCCACGAATGGCGTGGTCAGTACCTGTTCCACCACCGGGTGGCGGCCCTGCTCGATGCGCAGGCATGGCTCGTCGACGAAGCGCGGGCAGTTCAGGTCGAGGTTCAGCGCACGTTCGGCCAGGTTGCTGAGTACGTCCAGTTCGGCCAGGGCGGCGGCGCTGTCCTGCAGCGGTGCCAGGTGGCTGATCAGGGTTTCCAGCAGGGCGTCGTAGAGCATCTTCTCGCGGGCCAGGGCGCGGCTCTTGGCCGACAGCGCCTTGTCCTCGAACGCCTTCAGCTCCGGGGTGATGAAACGTTCGGCGCCCTTGAGGGTCTGGCGGCGGATGTAGTCGCCCGGGGCCTGCTCGGCCTGCTTGGTCGGCAGCTCGATGAAGTAGCCATGCACGCGGTTGTAGCCGACCTTGAGGTTGGCCAGGCCGGTGCGGGCCTTTTCCCGGGCTTCCAGGTCGATCAGGAACTGGCCGGCGTTCTCGCTGATCGCCAGCAACTCGTCCAGTTCGTTGTCATAGCCGGCCTTGAGCACGCCGCCATCGCGGATCACCGCCGGCGGGTTGTCGATGATCGCCCGCTCCAGCAGGCTGGCCAGTTCGGGGTAGGTGCCGGTAATGGCAGCCAGGCGCGCCAGGTGCGGCGCCTCCAGCTCGGCCATGGCGTTCTGCAGCTCGGGCAGCGCGCCCAGGGCATCGCGCAGGCGTGCCAGGTCGCGTGGGCGGGCGTTGCGCAGGCCGATTCGGGCGAGAATCCGCTCGATATCGCCAATTTCCTTGAGCTGCGGCTGCAGCTTCTCGAAGCGGTAGCCGTCGAGCAGGCAGCGGATCGAGTCCTGACGTGCCTGCAGCACCTTGAGGTCGCGCAACGGGCGGTTCAGCCAACGGCTCAGCAAACGGCTGGCCATGGCGGTCTGGCAGCGGTCGATCACCGACTGCAGGGTGTTGTCACGGCCGCCGGCCAGGTTGATGTCCAGCTCCAGGTTGCGGCGGCTGGCGCCGTCGAGGATGACCGTGTCGTCCAGGCGTTCGTGGCGCAGGCTGCGCAGGTGCGGCAGGGCAGTGCGCTGGGTTTCCTTGGCGTAGATCAGCAGGCAGCCGGCTGCACCGATGGCCAGGGTCAGCTTGTCGCAGCCAAAGCCTTTGAGGTCCTTGGTCGCGAACTGTTGGCACAGGGCCTTGCGCGCCGAGTCGCGGTCGAAGTCCCATGGCGCACGGCGACGGGCCCCGGGACGTTTCTCGGCAGGCAGGTCGCGCGGCCAGTCGTCGGGGATCAGCAGCTCGACCGGGTTCAGGCGCTCGAGCTCGGCCAGCAGGTTTTCCCAGCCCTTGATCTCCTGCACGCTGAAGTTGCCGCTGGTGATGTCCAGCACGGCCAGGCCGAACAGGCGCTCGTCACCGAGCAGCGCGGCAATCAGGTTGTCGCGACGCTCGTCGAGCAGGGCCTCGTCGCTGACCGTGCCGGGGGTGATGATGCGCACCACCTGGCGCTCCACCGGGCCCTTGCTGGTGGCGGGGTCGCCGATCTGCTCGCAGATCACCACCGATTCGCCGAGCTTGACCAGCTTGGCCAGGTAGCCTTCCAGCGAATGGAACGGAATCCCGCACATGGGGATGGACTGGCCGGCCGACTGGCCGCGCGCGGTCAGGGTGATGTCCAGCAGTTTTGCGGCTTTTTTCGCATCTTCGTAGAAGATTTCGTAGAAGTCGCCCATGCGGTAGAACATCAGCTGGTCCGGGTGCTGGCTTTTCAGCTTCCAGTACTGCTGCATCATCGGGGTGTGTGCGGAAAGATCAGACATTCAGGGCCTTACAGCGGGTGATCTGGTTGGCGTTTGTGAAACCGGCAATGGTACAGGCTTTTTCGAGCTGATGCAGGCGCGGCGCTGCATGCATCATCACGGTGCGGTGTGCATTGCATTTCATGCCTTGTGCCTGCATTATGCATGCTATGCAAAAACGCAACGTAGCCACTGTCCTCAGAGCACTGCTCGATCGCCACGGCCTGTCCCCGACGGAGCTGTATCGACGCACGGGTGTTCCTCAATCCACCTTGTCGCGGATTCTCGGCGGCAAGATCGTCGACCCGTCCGACAAGCACGTGTCGAAGATCGCCGAGTACTTCGGCGTGAGCACCGAACAATTGCGTGGCCGCGCCGAGCTTGGCGAGTCTCGCGAAGCCGCGCTGCCGTCCCATGGTCATGCCGACCTCAGCGACATAAGCCTGTGGGACGATGAAACCCCCGTCGAGGATGACGAGGTGTCGGTACCTTTCCTTCGCGAGGTTGAATTGGCAGCGGGATCAGGAAGATTCGTCATCGAAGAGAGCGAGCGTGCGCGCCTGCGCTTCGGCAAGCGCAGCCTGCGCCACAACGGCGTGCAGTTCGACCAGGCCAAGTGCGTGACCGTGCGTGGCAACAGCATGCTGCCGGTGCTGCGGGATGGCGCGACGGTGGGGGTGAACACCGGCAAGTGTGCGATCGGCGACATCATCGATGGCGACCTCTACGCCATCAACCATAATGGTCAGCTGCGCGTGAAGCAGGTCTATCGGCTGCCTACCGGCATTCGCCTGCGCAGCTTCAACCGCGACGAGCATCCCGACGAGGACTACAGTTTCCAGCAGATGCAGGATGAGCAGATCAGCCTGCTCGGGCATGTGTTCTGGTGGGGCATGTACGCGCGCTGATGCCCTCGACCCAAGAAACCCGCTACGGCGGGTTTTTTTTCGCCTGCAGAAAATCCCTACAAGGCAGGCCGTGCATGGCCTACATGCATAACAGCAAAAAATAACGCATGGAAATTTGAAGAAATGCATTGACTGCATATGCACTAATGCATAGCCTGTGTCTCAAGCCGGACGGAAACCGGTTGTTACACAGGCAGCGATGGACAGGCCTCAACTGTCCAGAGGGTTGGCAACTGGCCCGGGTGTGCAGCGTAAAGCACCACGATCAGTTATCCGGCGGGCAGGCAGCCGCGGTCGGAGTCACCAATTTGTAGCGGAACCGCACGGCGTCACCAGGCGTGGCCGGCGGTTCGTCAACGCATTACTAAAGAGCCTGGCGAGCCGGGCTTTTTGGAATGCCGATCTTTTGCAACACAGCATACCCACCACCGATCTGTTGGCGCTTGCCAACAGGCATTACACAGGAGACAGGACAGTGACGAACGAGCAACAGGCGTTACTCGAAATGCCGCTCTGGCTGGTAATCGTCCTGGCATTGCTGGGCGGTTTGAGCGGCGAAATGTGGCGGGCCGACAAGGCCGGTGCCACCGGTTGGTCGCTGCTGCGACGGCTGGCGCTGCGCTCCGGGGCCTGCATGGTCTGCGGGGTATCGACAGTGATGCTGCTGTATGCCGGCGGCCTGTCGATCTGGGCGGCCAGTGCCTTCGGCTGCCTGACGGCGGTCGGCGGCGCCGATGTTGCCATGCGCTTGTATGAACGCTGGGCGATCCGGCGCCTGGGCTTGCGCGACAGCACACAGCCCGACGAGCGATAAGGAGAATATGTATGAGCGAACTGGCCATTTTGCATGGCGCAGTGACGGCAACCATTCGTGAGGCAATGCCGGAGCTGGCATCGGTAGATACCTATACCGCCGTAGGAAATGTTCCAGAGCGGCCCTCGCTGCGCCACGGCATCGTCCGCATGACGGCCGATGCGGCACCGCGGGATGGCCGCTCGGTGTTGATTGCCACCTTCGAGGCGGATATCACCGCCGACAGTGCCAATCCAGAGGCGCGGCTCCAGGGCAGCCTGCTGGCCGCGCAACTGATGGACCTGCTACGCCAGCAGCATTGGGCGCTGGAATTCGTCGAAGCCAGCCGCAACCTGCAGGCGCAGTTCCAGGGTAACGCCTGGACTGTGCGCTGGGACCAGCCGGTGCTGCTTGGCGAGCCGCGCTGGAACTGGCCGGATCAGCCGCCCGGTAGCCTGGTACTGGGTTTTGCACCCGATACCGGGCAGGGTAACGAAGCACACTATGTTGCGCCGGAGGACCTGGCATGAGCTACGTCACAGCAATGCATGACCGCATGCTGGCGTGCATGGTCATCCCCTGCCGGGTGGTTGCGCTGGACCTTGCCGCGGCCAGGGTCCGGGTGTCCGACGGTAGCGGCTGGACCAGCGCCTGGTTGCGCTGGCACGCCCAGGCGGCCGGCCAGGCCAGGCACTGGCGGGCGCCCAGTCTGGGTGAGCAGGGTGTGTTGCTCAGCCCCAGCGGCGAGCCGGCCCAGGGCACCTTCCTGCCTGGCCTGTATGGCAATGCCGGTGGCGCAGCGGACAACCGTGGGCATACCGAAGTGTGGCGCTTCGCCGATGGCGGTTCAATCAGCTACGACTGGCAGGCCAGCCACTATGACATCCAGCTGCCGGCTGGCAGCGCGACCATCAAGGTTGGCGCCGGCACGGTGCAGGTCAGCGACGGTGCGATCAGCCTGCAGGCCGCAACCATCAACCTCTCCGGCAATGTCACGATCGATGGCCCGCTGCAGGTCAGCGGTGATATCAACGGCGGTGGGCGGATCATCGATACCGCCGGCAACACGGCCAACCACAAACACTGAATCGAGCCCGCCCATGCGGGCTTTTTCATATCAGGAGAATGCCATGCATACCCATGAACAGGGAAGCTTACCATGATCGGCATGGACCGCCGCACCGGTCAGCCCTTGGCCGGCATCGATCACCTGCGCCAGTCCATCGAAGACATCCTCACTACACCGCTGGGCAGCCGGCGCATGCGACCGGAGTACGGCAGCCAGCTGCGGCGTTTCGTCGATTTGCCGGTCAACGAGGGCTGGAAAAGCGCCGTGCAGGCCGAGGTGGCCCGCGCACTGGGCCGCTGGGAGCCGCGCCTGCAGCTGCAGCGGGTCAAGGTAGTCGCGGTGATCGGTGGCCAGGTCAGCCTGGCGCTCATCGGCCGCTACCTGGGCGACGACGCGCTGGTGGAGGTGAGCGTATGAGCCAGGTCGACCTGTCGAAACTGCCAGCACCACAGCTATTGGAGGACCTTGACTACGAAGCGCTCTACCAGGCCGATCTGGACACTTTCCGCAGCTACCTCGGCGACGGCTGGACCGCCAATCTGGAAAGCGACCCGGTGACCAAGCTGCTCGAGGTCGGCGCCTACCGCAAACTGCTCAACCGGGCACGCATCAACGATGCCGCCAAGGCGCTGCTGCTGGCTTACGCCCAGGGCAATGACCTTGACCAGCTGGCGGCCAATGTCGGCCTGCAGCGCCTGGTGATCGAGGCCGAAGACCTGGCCAGCGTCCCGCCAGTCGAGGCGTTGCTGGAATCTGACGATGCCCTGCGCGAGCGGGTGCAACTGGTTTATGAAGGCCTGACCACGGCCGGCCCGCGCAACAGTTACATCCTGCATGCCCGCAACGCTTCGGGACAGGTGGCTGACGCCACCGCCGAAAGTCCGTCGCCGGCCGTGGTGGATGTCACCGTGCTGAGCCTGCAAGGCAACGGCGAGGCCAGTACCGAACTGCTGGCGCAGGTGGCGACTTACCTGGATGACGATGATATCCGCCCCGTTGCCGACCGGGTCACCGTACGCAGCGCCGAGGTGTTGCCCTACCGCATCGATGCCGTGCTGTATCTGGCCGACAACGGCCCGGAGTACGAAGCGATTCTCGCCGAATGCCAGCGCCGCCTGCAGGCCTGGATCAACCCGCGCAGGCGTCTGGGCGTGGAAGTGGCGCGCTCTGGCATCGATGCGCAACTGCACATCGATGGAGTCAGCCGGGTCGAGTTGAATGGCTGGGCCGACATTCGCCCGAGCAAGGCGCAGGCGGCCTGGTGCAGCGGCTTCACCTTGAAGCGGGGTAGCTGATATGCAGAGCCTGTTGCCGCTCAACCGCACCGCGCTGGAGCGGGCCATCGAAGTGGCTGCGGACGAGGACCTCAAGGTCAGCCTGCGCCAACTCTACAACCCGGATACCTGCCCGGCGCATCTTCTTTATCAGCTGGCCTGGGCCTGGTCGGTGGACCGTTGGGAGGACAGCTGGAGCGATGAGATCAAACGCTCGGTGATCCGCTCGGCGTTCTTCGTCCATGCCCACAAAGGCACCCTGGGTGCGCTCCGGCGGGTGGTGGAGCCCTTCGGCTACCTGATCGAGGTGCAGGAGTGGTGGCAGACCACGCCGCCTGCTCAGGCGGGCACGTTCGCCCTGAAGATCGGCGTTTCCGATACGGGCATCAGTGAAAGCACCTATCAGGAACTGTCTGCCCTGATCGACGACGCCCGGCCGGTCAGCCGCCACCTGACCGGCCTGGTGATCAGCCTCGAAAGCCGTGGCGCCCTTCATTTCGGCTGCGCGATCCAGGACGGCGACGAACTGGACATCTACCCGTTGGCGCCCCGTGACATCGAAGTCATCGGCGTGATGGGGCGCGGTGGCCGCGAACACACAATCGATACCTTGGACATTGCACATGGTTGACCAGACTTCTCAGTTCTACGCCATCCTCACCAACGTGGGCGCGGCGAAACAGGCCAATGCCGATGCCTTGGGCATTGCCTGGAAAATCACCCAGATGGGTGTCGGCGATGCCAAAGGCACCGATCCTACCCCCAATGCCACCCAGACCAGCCTGATCAACGAATGGCGCCGGGCGCCGTTGAACCAGCTGAAGGTGGATGACAAGAACAGCGCGATCATCATTGCCGAGCAGGTCATCCCGGCCGACGTTGGCGGCAAGTGGATTCGCGAAATTGCGCTTTACGATGCCGATGGCGACATGGTTGCCGTGGCCAATTGCGCGCCGACCTACAAGCCGCTGCTGAGCCAGGGGTCGGGACGTACCCAGGTGGTGCGGATGAACCTGGTGGTCAGCAGCGCCAGCAATGTGCAACTGAAGATCGACCCGGCGGTGGTGCTGGCGACTCGGGAGTGGGTTACCGAGGAACTGGCCAGGCAGGATTTCAAGCATTCGGTGGTGGCGGCGACTACGGCGAACATTGCCCTGACCGGGTTGCAAACGGTTGATGGCGTGGCGCTGACTACCGGGGCGCGGGTGTTGGTGAAGAACCAGACCGCAGCCAAGGATAATGGGATCTACAAGGTTGCTGCCGGGGCCTGGAGTCGCAGTAGCGATGCCGATACCGATGCCAAGGTGACGCCGGGATTGATGGTTCTGGTGGAAAAAGGGGTTGCCAATGGCGACAGTGCCTGGCAACTGACCACCGACGGGCCAATCGCGTTGGGTGTTACTGCGTTAAGCTTTGTCATGGCGTTCGGGCGTACCGCAGTCGTTGCGGGAACCTACCACAGTGTGACTGTCGATACGTATGGCCGGGTAGTCGCAGCCACTAATCCTGACACCGTCGCCGGTTACGGTTTGACCGATGTGTACACCAAGAGTCAAATCGACCAATCGCTTGCCTTGAAGGCACCGCTGGCGAGCCCTGCATTGACCGGGCTTCCCACCGCGCCAACAGCCAATCCCGGAACGAACAACGCGCAGTTGGCGAATACGGCGTTCGTAATGACGGCTGTAGCCAACCTGGTTGCTTCCGCTCCAGGTACGCTCGATACCTTGAATGAGCTGGCTGCCGCGCTAGGGGATGACCCAAACTTCGCGACCACCATGGCAAATGAACTGGCCAAAAAAGCCGCATTGGCCAGCCCATCGTTCACTGGCGACCCTAAGGCCCCTACGCCTGCAGCCGCTGATAATGATACGAGCATCGCTACCACCGCGTTCGTTCGCTCGGCCATGGCGCTCTTCGGCATCGGTGCGCCTTCTGCGCCCATAACGAATATCGATGAGGTATCAGCCAGCGGTTTTTACGTCGTTGGCCAAGATACTGCCGGTATGAAGCCGAAGCATCCGGTTTCAGGCCAAGTGCTTGCCTCAGGCCAGATCATGCACATTCATCGGTCGAGTACTGTCGGGGCTACCCAGCTTTGGGACACCCTGACAAGCGGCGAACCGCTGACATTCATTCGAAGCCGGATTGGCAACACTGCGCAGTGGAACGACTGGGCACTGTTATGGACAAGTGGCAACACACCCAAGCAAGTTTCCCCTACAGATACAACAGCGGGGGCCATGGCGGTCGTCGGCTCCTTCGGGCTTGGCAAAGCCTATTTGAGCGCTGAAACGGACCTCAACCAGTACGTTGTTCCGGGTAACTATCTAACGCCCATGGCCGGTTTGACCAATGTTCCCAGGGGGTGGTTGACGGCGACTCGCTATAACCTGGTGGTTGAGGGCTCTGACGCAAGCAACTATCTGGTTCAGCGTATTACAGGGGGACTATCCGTGGGCGCGACGCCAATCCATGCCATCCGCGTCATGCAAAATGCAAACGGTTGGACGGAGTGGCAGATCATCAACACCAGTATCAACTTGCCATATCGTAATCAGGTCCGTTTCAGAACAGCAGGCGTCTATCAATGGTCGGTTCCTGATGGCGTTCACAAGGTCGAAGTGGAAGTGCGTGGCGGCGGCGGCAGTGGTGCTTTCGGGGCCAGGGATTCGACGGTCATTGGACCAGGCGGTGGCGGTGGCGGCGGGATCAGCAAGCGCTTGTGCGTTGTGACCCCAGGTAGCGTCATCACGATTACCGTCGGTGCCGGAGGAACCGCCGTTGCGGGAGAAGGTGAGAGTGGCGTTCCCGGTGGATCCTCGTCGTTCGGTGCGTTCTGTTCTGCAACGGGTGGGACTGCCGGTGGAATGAATGTTGGTGCGCCGGGTGGGCAAGGAGCAGGTGGCGATTTCAACGCATCGCTTGGCTCGGGGTTCCCTCCTTTGCGAAGTTCCGGTGGAACCACGAACTGGGGAGGCCAGGGAGGCGGCGGTGAAAGCATTTTTGCCGCTTACGATATTTCAATTCTCAGTCAGCCTGGCATGGGCGGTGGCGGCAGGACCGTTACACGCTCTCAGGCCGGTGCTGCGGGCTGTGTTTTCATTACGTATTAGGTGCAGAAATGTGGGCATTAGTACAAGACGAGGTCGTGCTGGAAACAACCGAGGTGGATCCAGAAGGCCGATATCACCCCGATCTGAAATGGCGCTCCTGCCCACCGCAGGTGCAAGCAGGCTGGCGCTATGTAAATGCAGTTTTCGTCGAGCCGATTCAATCGAGGCAACATGCGGAGACGATAGAGCGAGCCTGGCGTGACGCGGAAATTACCCTGTACCAATGGCTGCGGGACCGCCATCGAGACGAGCAAGCGCTGGGGCGACCGACGACTTTCAGTGACGCGCAATTCCTCGAGTTGCTCAACTATCTCCAACAATTGCGTGACTGGCCACAAGACCAACGCTTTCCAGATCGAAGCGCCCGGCCAGGAGCCCCCGACTGGATCGATTCATATACGTGATGACGCCCCGCACCGCCGGGGCGTTTTCTTTTCTGGCAGCACCCTTCAGGCCCTGCACCCGCAGGGCCTTTTCATACCTGAACCCGGAGTAAACCTACATGAGTGGATTCTTCCACGGCGTCACCGTAACAAACGTCGACACCGGCGCTCGCAGCATCGCGCTGCCTTCCTCTTCGATCATCGGTCTGGTCGACACCTTCACCGAGGGCGCTGGCGCCACCGCCAAGGCCAACGATCTGGTACTGATCACCAGCGAGCGTGAAGCCGTTGCGGCCTTTGGCGAAAACGCCGCCATCACCAAGGCCTGCCGCGCCATCTACACCCGTGCCAAGGCGGTCATCGTCGCCTGTGGCGTGGCCAGACTGGACGATGCAGCGGAGCAGACCGCCGCGATCATCGGCACGGTGCAGGCCGACGGCAAACGCACCGGCCTGCAGGCGCTGCTCGACGGCAAGAGCCGTTTCAACGCCCAGCCACGCCTGCTGGCTGCCCCGCGCCACAGCGCTACCCAGGCGGTGGGCACGGCACTGGTGGCCCTGGCCGACAAGCTGCGCGGCATCGCCATCATCGACGGCCCCAACACCACCGACCAGGCGGCCATCGACTACGCGAAGAACTTCGGCGCCAAACGCGCCTTCCTGGTCGACCCGGGCGTGCAGTACTGGGACAACGGCGAGGAAGCCACTGTCGATGCACCCGGTTCGGCCTGGGTCGCCGGCCTGTTCGCCTGGACCGATCGCGAATACGGTTTCTGGGCCTCGCCCTCGAACAAGGAATTCGTCGGCATCACCGGCACCACTCGCCCGGTGGAGTTTCTCGATGGCGATGACAGCTGCCGCGCCAACCTGCTGAACAACGCCAACATCGCCACCATCATCCGCGATGACGGCTTCCGCCTGTGGGGCAACCGCACCCTGTCGAGCGACCCGAAATGGGCGTTCGTCACCCGAGTACGGACCATGGACATCGTCATGGACGCGATCCTCTACGGCCACAAGTGGGCCGTCGACCGCGCCATCACCGCCACCTACGTCAAGGACGTCACCGAGGGCCTGCAGGCCTTCATGCGTGACCTGAAGAACCAGGGCGCGATCATCAATTTCGAGGTCTTCGCCGACCCGGAGCTGAACACCGCCAGCCAGCTCGAGCAGGGCAAGGTGTACTGGAACATTCGTTTCACCGACGTGCCGCCTGCCGAAAACCCCAATTTCCGTGTCGAAGTCACCAACCAGTGGCTGACCGAAGTCCTCGATTCCGCCGCTTAAGGAGCGCATTTACATGGCAATGATTCCCGAAACCCTGGCCAACCTGAACCTGTTCGTCGATGGCGTCAGCTTCCAGGGTGATGTACCTAGCCTGACCCTGCCCAAACTCACCCTGAAGATGGAGGAACACCGCCCCGGCGGCATGGACATGCCGGTCGAAATGGACCTGGGCATGGAAAAGCAGGAAGCGGCCTTCACCACCACCGGTGTGCGCCGCGAAGCGCTGAAGTTCTTCGGCCTGGCCGACGGCAGTGGCTTCAACGGTACGTTCCGCGGCGCCTTCAAGGGCCTCAAGGGCAAGATCAACCCGGTAGTGGTGACCCTGCGTGGCACGCTCAAGGAAATCGACATGGGTGACTGGAAGTCCGGTGACAAGGCCGAGATCAAGCACAGCGTCGGCCTGACCTACTACAAGCTCGAAGTCGATGGCCGCCTGATCTATGAAATCGACGCGCTGGGCATGAAGCGCGTGATCGATGGCGTCGACCAGTTGGCTGCCCAGCGTGCCGCGCTCGGCTTGTAAGGAGATGACCATGGCTCAAGTGAAGAAGCAGCCTCAATGGCTGACCCTGAGCGCCGATCGCGTCACCGTGCGCCTGTCGCGCCCCAGCGAAGCCAATGGTGTTCAGGTCGACAGCCTGTCGCTGCGGGCACCGACCGTGCGGGACATCCGCAACGCCCATGCCGGGGGTGTGGATGATGACGAGCAGCGCGAACTGAACCTGTTCGCGTCGCTGGCCGAGGTTGGCATCAAGGACCTCGAAGGCCTGGCCCTGAAGGACTATAGCCGTCTGCAAAGCGGTTATTTTCGCCTGGTGCAGGACGACGAACTTTGACCCGGGCCGGCAAAAGGCCGCCGCCCGGCGGCTGGCCAAGGAGCTGAATTTTTCTGCGAGCGAGATCATGACCATGTCGTACAGCGACATGGTCTGGTGGCTCGCCCCGTGACAAGGAGGAACCTATGGCGAACACAGAGGTGTTCTCGCTCGGGCTCGGCGTCACCGTCATGAACCCTGTGGGCCAGGCCATCGAACTGCTGCGCCGGGACGTCGAACGCCTGCGCCGGCAGGCTGACGGCACCCGGCTTGGCCGGCTCATCGGCGAAGTGATCCGGCTGGGGTTGGAGCTCGGCAAAGTACGTCAGGTCGAACGCCAGCTGGCGCTGGACCAGGAACAGCAAGAGGAAGGGCCCATCGCCGGGTTGGGCGATGAGGCCGATGCCGTTGAGCGTTTACGCCAGCATTACCTGATGCTGGACCAGGTGATTGCCGGGCTGGCGCAGCTCAAGCCGCTGCAGGGCCAGATGACGGTCAATGTCTTTCAGCAGTGGCACTCGGTCGTGCAGGGGTCAGTGGGACCCGGCAAGCTGCAAGCGCCTGCGCAGGCCCTCGCGCAGGCTCCCGGGCAGGCACCCGGCACGGATGCAGGTGACGACTCGGGCAACCTCGGCAAGGCCCTCGCGATGGCCGCCGGGGGTGGTGGGGTTGCTATCGCTGGCGTCATGCGCAAGCTGCCGCCGGAACGACAGCGTGCGATACGCGAGCGTGTTTCGAAGGAGTGGCGGGACAACCGTGTCGAAACCTTCGGCAAGCTGGCCAAGGTGCTAATCAGCGCTGAGGACGGCGAAGAAAGGGCACGCGGCGTCGGCGCTGCAGTCGGCGAAATCGGCGGTCGCGTGCTGGGCGCGATGGCACCTCTGCTGTTCAAAGGCAAAGGTAAAGCGATAGGCAGAACCTCGAGCACAGGTACAAGCAGAGGGAAACGTCAGAGCAGACGTGAAAGCAGGCGCAAGGCTCAAATCAAGGCGCAAAAAGAAGCTGCACGGAAGCAGAATGCTCAACAGGCGGCAGAGCAGAAGGAGGAAGAGACCGCGCAAGAGCAGTGGGCCAGGTTTGGCGGCCAGGTGGGCGAGGCTGCGGGTGATCAGGTCGGCGGTGCGCTGTTCAACTGGTTTGCGCAGGAGGATGAGCCCACGCCACACAGCAAAGGAACGCCTTTGGCGGCCGAGGCGCAAGCTGCTTCCGAGAGGGGGGCTTCGCTACCTTTGATCGCCACAGGCAGGCAGCTGCCATTGGCAGGAACGCTGTTCAAGCGCGCGCCACTGACGGCAGTGCTGGATACCTCGCTGCAGGTGGCCGATATCTACCAGGGCGACGCCACGCCCGAAGAGAAGCTGGAAGGCTATGGCGAGGCTTTCGGCGGGCTGGGTGGCAGCTTGGCCGGCTCTTCGGCCGGATGGCTCGGTGGCGCGGCAGCCGGTGCCATGATCGGTTCGGTGGTGCCCGGTTTAGGAACAGTGATCGGTGGCGCCATCGGCGGCCTGCTGGGGAGCCTGGGTGGTGGTTATCTGGGCGGCATGGGCGGTGAATTCGTCGGCGGCGCGTTAGGCAAGGCTGTGGCATCCGTGGCCGGCTCCGATACGCCAGGGATGAGCAAGGGCGTTACCGGCTCCCCTGACCAGACAGCCCGATTGCAGAAAAATGTCAGCACTCCGGCAGCGTTGACCGCGACTTCGAGCGCGCAACGGGTCGGCAGCTTGGCCGGTTCATCGGTCGGTGGGCTCGGTGGTGCGGCAGCGGGCGCCATGATCGGCTCGGTGATACCGGGTATGGGTACAGTGATCGGGGGCGCGGTCGGCGGCCTGCTGGGGAGCCTGGGCGGCATGGGCGTCAAGTGGGTCGGGGGCGCGTCAGGCAAGTCCCTGGCATTCGTCTCCGGCTTCGATGCGACTGGGGCGAGCCAGGACGTTGCCGGTTTCCCCGACCAGGCAAGCCGATTGCAGAAAAGCGTCACGCCTGCACCGCCAGCTATTTCGACACCGCCATCACCGGCTGTGGCTACGCCCTCCATCAACCAGCAATTCACCTTCACCGCCAACATGCCGGTGACCTTCAACAACAGTTTCGATGACCCGACCACCCTGCAACAACTGGAAGCCATCGCCCGGCGCGTGCTCGACGACTTGATGCGTCAGGCGCGCGCGGTCCAGATGGTCGATCAACCACAGCCATGAGGAGAACCCATGACCTACCTGGAACAGCTGCAAGGTGGCCTGCATGCACTGGTCAAGGCGGGCGAGGCGGGGCGTCGGCGTGCCGACGCCATGCTCGAGCCGATGAACCAGGCGGTCGGCCACACCAGGGAAGCGGCCGCTGAGCTCGAAGCCCTGCCATGGATCGGCCCGGTGATCGGCAAGCGCCTGCAACGCACCCTGCGCGCCATGGACTCGGCCAGGCAGCGCGTCGACAAGGTGATCGCCAAGTACGACCAGACCCTCGATGTGGTGCGCAAGGTGCGCGATCGCGTTGGGGCCTTCACCGAACAGCTGGGCAAGGCCGGAGCGGCAGTGCGGCGGGTGATTGGTGATGTGCGTTCGGTCGCCAGCGGTGTACTGTCGACCTTTGGCCTCGCGCCTGACGCCACACCTGCGGCGCAAGCGATCACGCCGTTCCCGCACCTGCTGGTACTGCAGCCGCTGAAGGCCAACACAGCGCCGTATTACTTCAACCTCGACACCGCAGCCTTCGATCAACTGCGCCGGCAAACGCGCTTTCGCTGGGCTGGGCAAGAACGTTTGAGCCGCGAGAATGCCCAGCAGGCGGTGGGTCTGGGGGAAGAGACCATCAATATCCGTGGCGCGATCTTCCCGGGCTTCAAGGGCGGACTGGGCCAGTTGCAGGCCCTGCGTGGCATCGGCCGCCAACTGCTGCCCCTGTCTTTGACCACCGGCTATGGCGAAGTGCTTGGCACCTGGTGCCTGACCCGCATCGAGGAAGAGCAGGGCGCCTTGCTGGCTGGCGGCATTGCGCGCAAACAAGGTTTCTCACTGGAGTTCGTCAGTTATGGACAAGACTTGCAAAACGTCTGAGGGCGACCTGCTCGACACCCTCTGTCACCATTATTACGGGCATCTCGATGGCAGCGTCGAAGCGGTGTTGCAAGCCAACCAGGGGTTGGCCGATGAGTCTCAGCCATTTCGCAGCGGCGTGACGCTCCGCTTGCCGGCGCTGGTGCTGTCACCGGCCAACGCCATACACCTGTGGGGCTGATGCCATGCAGCCACAATTTCGCATCCACGCCGACGGCAAGGACATCACTGCGCTGATCAACGATCGCCTGTTGCTGCTGCGTTCCACTGACAGGCCGGGCATGGAATCGGATGACTTCGAGCTGCGCATCGATGCACGAGACGGCACTGTGGCCGTGCCGGCTCGTGGCGCCCTGATCGAGGTGCATCTGGGTTACGCCGGCCAGCCGTTGACCCGGCTGGGGCGTTACACCGTCGATGAAGTCGAGTTGCTCGGCCCACCCGACACCCTGGTGATCCGTGGCAAGGCCAGCGATCTGCGCGGCAGTGGCCGGACCATCCGCAACGGGAGCTGGGAGGCCGTACCCTTGCAGCGCATCGTCGCCGAAATCGGCGCACGCAATGGCTGGCAGGCAATCTGCCCGGTGCCCACGCTGGTGCCGCGGGTGGATCAGGTCAACGAATCGGACTTCAATTTCATCACCCGCCTGGCGCGCCAATTCGACAGCACTGCCAAGGTGGCAAATGGCCAATTGCTGGTGCTGCCGCGCCAGAGCGGGCAGAGCGCCAGTGGCAAATCCCTGGGCGTGGTCGGCATCGCCCGTGGCGAGGTCAGCCAATGGTACTTCCGCCTCGATGACAAGGCTGCGCGCAAGGCTGTGCGCACCCGTCATCTTGACGTAGCCAGTGGCGAGGTGCGGACCATCGAGCTGGTCAACGATGAGGCCGCTGAGGGGCAACGGCCGGTGCATACCGACCGTCACCTTTACCCCAACCGTGCTGCCGCCGAGCAGGCAGCCAGGGCTCGCTTGGCCAGCTTCAACCGCGATACCGCCCATGTGCGCCTGGACTTGCCCGGGCGCACCGACCTGTTCGCCGAGCGCAGCATCGACTTGCAAGGTTTTGTCGATGGCCTCGACGGGCAGTACCAGATCGACTCGGTGGAGCACGTGTTCACCAGCTCGGGCTGGCGCACCACCGTGCAAGGCAATGGCGGCAAGTCAGGCAAGGTAAAGACCAAGGGCGCAGCGCCCCACCGCCAGGCCGCCATCAAGGCTTGAGGGTGATGCAAAGGAGTGTCAGACATGCTCACTGAAGCGCAATTGCTACACATTTTGCCGAACGCCCGCCCTGTAGCGGGCGTTTTTCTTTCTGCACTGAACCTAAGCCTGCCACGTTGGGAAATTGACAACCCCAAGCGCGTGGCGGCGTTCATCGCCCAGGTCGGCCATGAGTCAGGCCAGTTCCGTCATGTGAAGGAGCTGGGCAATGACCGCTACCTGGCCCGCTATGACACCGGCAGCCTGGCCCTGCGCCTGGGTAATACACCCCAGGCTGATGGCGATGGCCAGCTGTATTGCGGGCGCGGTCTGATCCAGGTTACCGGGCGCAACAATTACCTGGCCTGCAGCCGCGCGTTGTTTGGCGATCAGCGCTTGCTGGCGCAACCGCAACTGCTCGAACAACCACGCTGGGCCTGTGAATCAGCGGCATGGTTCTGGCATTCGCGTGGGCTCAATGCCCTGGCTGACCGGGGCGAGTTCAATCGCATCACGCGCCATATCAATGGTGGGCTCAATGGGCTGGATGATCGCCTCAAGCTTTGGGCGCGGGCCCGCGAGGTGTTGTGTTGAGCCGGTGGCAACTGGGGCTGGGCGGGGGCTTGCTTCTGCTGTCCGCAGCGCTGGCCTGGCAGGTTCAGGGTTGGCGCTGTGGCCAGCAGCTGGCGCAACAGGCGCAAGCCCAGGCGGACGCCGAGGCTTCCCGGCTGCTCGCCGAACGTGAGCGGCGTCAGATGCTCGAACGACGCCTGGAAGAAAGTGAAACCCGTCATTTCAAGGAACTTGCCGATGTTCAGCAGTCTCAGGCTCGCCTGCGTGATCGCCTTGCTACTGCCGATCTGCGCCTGTCGGTCCTGGTCGAACGCGACACCCTCCTCGACACAGTGTCTGCCGCCGCCAGCGCCGGCGGCGTGGATCATGCAACCGTACGTGCCGGACTTGAGCCGACGCATGCTCGACGAATTATCGCCATCACCGATGAGGGGGACCGGGGATTGATTGCGTTACGGGCCTGCCAGGCTTATGTGCGGGAGGTGCGTGGTGAGCTTTAGTGCCTGTCTCGACGCGTCTGGCGCCTGTAAGGCTTGCACTCGAAAGCCGCAAAAATGCTACGGTGTCCCACTCCCGTCAAGGAACCCCGACATGGACCCGATCACCGTCCTCGCCACCCGCCTAGGCGAACATTTGCGCCGCTTCAACGCGCAGGTCACCACTGCTGAGTCCTGCACCGGCGGAGGCATAGCCGAAGCCATCACCCGCGTGCCCGGTAGCTCTGCCTGGTTCGAGGCTGGCTATGTGACCTATTCCAATGCCCAGAAAACTCGCCAGTTGAACGTGCCTGCGGCGCTGTTCGCCGAGGTTGGCGCAGTCAGCCAGGAAGTGGTCGAGGCCATGGTCCGTGGTGCCCAGGCAGCCAGCGGCGCGCGCTTTGCGGTGGCGGTGAGCGGGGTTGCCGGGCCGGACGGTGGTTCGCCGGCCAAACCGGTGGGTACCGTGTGGCTGGCCTGGGGTGACGGTAGCCGCGTGTTCAGCGAGCGGCGCCAGTTCGATGGCGACCGCGAAGCGGTACGCCGACAGACGGTGATCGCCGCGTTAGACGGCTTGTTACAGCTTGGTGCCGAGTAAATCGAAGACAGGGGTTTGCGCGGGCGCTTGCCTGTGGAATAATACTGGCTACTTATACAGGTATTCCGGCCGTCAGGGCCAAGTCGAACACGTGAGGATTTCAATGGACGACAACAAGAAGCGCGCCTTGGCTG